CTACCCAACTTGCCGAGGTAAAATACAAGACGTTAGTAACTGTGGCGCTCGCACCACCTAGGTTTAACGTAACTGTTTGGTTAGCATTAACAGCCTGTGTAGATGCTCTCGAAACGTTGATCGTATAATATTCAATACCAGAAAAGTTTAGTGGTCCTTGAACCGAAGTTATTGTAGTTCCTGCAGGAAACTTAGCATCGTTGATTACAACACCACCTAATGGTGTTGTGACGCTGCCCGAGAATGCACCAGATGCTTCCCAAGATGCTCTAGTTACAAAGAATGCTGTGGTACCACTTCCTCTGTTAAAGGCTGCGTTGTTTGGCACAGTAATCGTGTTAGTCATTGTCGCAGTAGTAGTTGCAGTAGTCGTAGTTTCGATAGAACCACTAGACCATACTACAGAACCACCTGGGGCGATCTGTGCAAAGCTAGGTTGTCCACCAGCACTTAGACCAGACAGACCCTGCCAGCCAATGTCTCCAGGATTCAACGGATAATTTTGAGGATTTAAAATTCCTTCAACCACAATACCCGAAGCTCCCGACGTCATGCTGTCAGAAGTTATGGAAATAGCTTTCAATAATAACTGCGCACGATTTAGTAGATCTCTTTCCCCCAAGTCGCCTACAACCGCGTTAGACACACTAGGTGCTAGTCTAATCAAGAATACAGTGTTCTTGGTTGTTGAAATACTGTTTGCAGTAGAAGTGTATGAGAATAGGTATCCGCGATCCTCGTCAAACAATCCGTCGATCAAATAAGCAGAACCCCAGTGACTGATAATCGGACTTGTTGTATTCGAAACTAAGATTACACCTTCGCCGGCTGTATGACTAACTGCTGTTCCTGCGGTATATGTTCGAGTCGCACCAGCTGCAAAATTGCTTAATGGTGCTGCTCTTGAGCAGCCAGTAAGTGTGTTTGTAGTATCATTCTTTCCAGTAAATGCAATCAATTCATTGCCTATATACACAGTACCAGAATCTGGGAAGAATTGAGTATCTAATAATTCTAGCGTAGAAGCTGTGGGATTAATTCCAGTTGCAAGTTTAGATCTTGCAGATTCGTTTAACACTTCGTATCTAACAGGCATGTTACCAGTTCTCATATACGCTTCTGTGTTTAAGTTGTTACCTTTCAATCTATGACAGAATACGTATTCGCCGGACGGACCTCTCAACATCCAGTCGATAAATCCAGCACCGTACCAGCTAAACTGTATACCGATCATCTGCATTTTTGTAACATCAATATTGTAACCAGAAGGACCAGTTCCGTCACATTTGTCTAAGTTCCATTCGCTCTGAGGAACGATGATATCGAAAACTTTACAGGCTTTTACACCAGTGACTGAGTTAACACCGCGCCAGTCTGGAGTAACTGTCATAGAAGTTTGGCTGGCAATCGCTGTAACCACATGTGTCATTCCTCGAACCACGATTCTATCGCCTTCCTGTAATTGATCTAAGAATCTAGTATTAGAACCTGTTACTCCGTTTTGATTTACTGTTAATGAGATGGTTCCTGCTAATTGAAAGGTAGAACTTCTTCTACCTACTGCTAACTGCTGTCCGTCGTACTGCCAGAAAATTCCGTTCTGATCGTCAAATGGTCCAGAACGAACAACAGCACCGTGCCAATTTAAAGTACTCATCTGTCCCTGTGGTCCTATGACCGCAGTAGTTGTACTGAGGTTGGCATTAGCTGTTATTGTAAATCTTCTTTCGTCTAGAATAGACTGTACTAGATACTCGCCATCGTAACCTGTGCTGACAATACCTCTTAATCTTATTCTGGAACCTGCCTGAAGACCATGATCGGTATCATCTGTTTCTACAGTAATTGTAGCGCCGACAGATGTATTTGTAGCTGTTAACGATCTTAAATCAAAGCTAGGTGCAAATAGAGCACCTGTATTATACATAGCCCCTTTACCAGATTGGTAACGAATATATTTTTTACTCTGACGTATCGCATGTCCACCGTGTTGTGGGCCGCCTGTGCCTAATTGTACTCCGCCGTCGAACGGTCTGTGGCTGAAGAATACGTCAGGTCTTACATAGACTACACCTTCTAACGATGTTGCTGTAGAAACAGTACCAGGAGCTCTAGCAGTATACCTAAAAGTTGTTAGGCTAGGCACGGCTTCGACAGAGAACGGACCGCCAGCTAACGCATGATTGCTACCAGTTGAAGTGATTGCTACCATAATACTTGCACCGGGGGCTAAGCCGTGATTTGATGAAAATGTTGCCTGTATAGTAGCGATCGCTGAAAATGTTACCGATGTAGTAGCTGTGATATTCGAAGTAGTGGCTTCTGATATAGATACAGCTGAAAATACTTGTATTTGATTTCCTCGGTCTGCTGTTCCTGAAATGCTGACTCCGGTAATAACTCCACCGCTAACAGTAGTTACTGTTACAATCGCATCATTGGTAGAATCTACTCCGCCGATTATCGATCCAGGAATTAAGAATCTATTAAATCTGTTAAAGCCAGTACCGCCGGATACCAGTGATACTGAATAAACACCGGAAGTTCTTGTGATGTCGATTAGGCCAAGATTAGCCTGTGTATTACCGACTGTTCCGTCTGAGGCTACGTTAGTATAACTAGCAGTACCTACGCCAGTACCGCTGATTCTTTCAAAGGTTGCAACAGCGCCAGTACTAACTGTTAATACGTTTAATATAATGTCATTAGTAGGAGAGCTTCCACCTAATAAAGATCCATCAATCTTGATAGTGTCACCTGCTACATATCCAGAACCACCAGTATTTAGAGTAACAGTATATGTTCCAGATGATACACTGACGTTGAATCTAGCACCAGTTCCAGAACCGTTGATGTAGTTTGTGGCGTTGATAACTTCGTTTTGGTAAGATTCAACGTCGCCTTTGTAGTTCACGGCAATAGGAGCATTGAGAGTAAGTTCTCCAGTCTGGATATTTGTAATGGTTAATTGAATATTACTACCAGAACCATCAGATATCGCCATCCCTTCTAGAATGTTTGTAGTACTAGTTAGGGCCACTGTTGAAGATCCAGAGTTTACAGTATCTCTGATATAATAAGTACCAACTGCGCCGCCTGATCCAAATACACCAGTTACCTGAGTACCAGTAGTTATTCCTGATGCAGTAAGTGGGGAACCTACGCTAGGAGCAGTACCGCTAAATGCTAGTGTAGTGCTGCCAGACGGGACAAACAATGCTGTAGTCAGCGTTCCTGAAGAACCGTTAGTTACTACACTAAATGTAGCGTTACCAACTGATGCACCTGTATAAAAACCTGCTTGTCTTAGTTGAGTTGTTGTGGTTGCCAATACTTGACCATTGGTTGTTCCAACTTTAGATTTGGCATAGTAGGTAAATGTAGTAGGAGTTGGTACAGAGAATATTAAGAATGTACCTTCAGCTCTGTTAAATCCAGATACAGAAGCGGCCAACGCTCTGATTGTAATAGGACTGCCGACAGTAAATCCATGAGCACCTTGTGTGGTCACAGTGATCAACGATGCACCAACTCCGCTAGTGCCAGTTGAGGCATCAGTTGTTACACTAACTACTCCAGTGTCAGTAGCTGACACTTCGTATGTTGAAGGATAACCTCTCTGCATACCAATAGCCTGCCACTTAGTTGGTTGTAAGCCGTATTCAAAGTCAGCGTCAAGCATGGCCTGTGGTTGTGCCACACGCATACGTTCGATCGCATCAGTACCAAAATCATAAGGACGAACTTTTAATTCGGTGTTTTCTAAAAATACCTGTATGTTGTCATTAGTAGACATCGAACTGGTATTAAATTTAAATTGTATTTTTGTTGTACCATTGTTTACAGATTCGGCCTGTGGATAGTTTTCTGAATTTCCAGGTCTAAATGTACAGACTCCGCCCTTGCTTGGTTCGGCAAAATTATAAATTACTTCGTTAGTAGTAACATTGGAAATAATCAACAGGTCTTCAAGTGCGATTTTTCCTAGAACTTCTACTGAGCCGACACCTGTGACTAATGTAGGCAATGCACTTAGACCAAATTGAATAACATCAATAACATCTTGTAATAATAATGCTACTCTGTCATCGGCCGTAGGTTCTGCTGTTTTTGTTAGGTCTATGGCCTGTACAGCTATACCCTGTTGAGGTGTTGGATCTAATGTGTTGGTAAGAATGTAATCATTAATTAAATCTGTTAAGAAATAGTAAGATTCTAATTCTGCTAATCTTGTACCGTCAATCTGAGGAACATTTTCGTCCCAGTAGAATGTTGATACTCTCCTGGTTTCTTCATTACCGCCGTATCTAATATCGTGCAATAGTGCATCAATTACATAACCGCTGTCTCTTTCACATTTTTCAACGTCAAATGTGTAATTAGAGAATGCGTTGACTGCTGTAATGATTGTAGTTTTATTTGTATCAATTGCAGATTTTGCTGCCTGTAAGGCAACAGTTGACCAAGTGACGCTTGGCAATACTTTAGGAATACCTGCTAGTATTGCATTAGCTGCCGACTGAGTAGTTGCATTAACAACGTCTTCAGTGATTTGAACTAAATTTTCAAGAACGGTAGCCGTAGTACTGTCTGAATTCGATCCTGAGGTACTTTGTGTTTCTGCATATGATCCAGATCTAGTAACTGTTGTTCCTTGAACTACCTGAGATACGATTGTTTGTAATCTATTATATGCTGCTACAGTCTGTACTCTGTGTGTCGGATCGATACCAGGTGCGCCGCTGGCGAATCCGTAGAAGAAGAATCTTGCTTGATCCCATGTTGCACTATTTCCGCCATACAATACATCGTAGCAGAGTGCGTCTATGGCATATTTTACGTCTCTGGTACATTTTGCCACATTGTGATCTGCACTAGGATATGTTAGTGCTACCCATGCATTTACTTCTGCAGCTAGAAAATCTTTGTTAGCTATTAGTCTATCTTTGGCAGCGATTCTAGCAGGTGTAGAGCCCGAAGAAGGATTTGTAAAGGTAACAACGTCGGCCGCTGTTCTGCCATTCTGGCCAATATCGACTACCTCATCGAAAAATGCATTAACTCTTGTTAATGCAGGAGCGTGAGTAGAAACTGCTGAAAGTCCTTGGATCTGTGTTTGTGCTCTTCTAATAGTTCTTAGAACGGTCTTGGTAACTTCTTGTGAATTATATTCTGCCAGGCCTAAGAAAACTGCATTGTAATTTGTTCCTAGTGTGATGTCATATCCTACACCGTCTATGATGTATCCCAAATCTCTTTCGCATTTTACAGAATCAGCTACTTGGTTTGTAGCGAATGCTGTTATTTCTTTTTGTAAAAAGATTTTATTTTGAGATATCAACGACCATGCATCTGGTACTAGATTATCCATCAAACCTAGACCTGGACTAAAGACGTAATTTTTAACTAATTTTTTTGCCATTTTGCTTCCTTAAGCTCCGAATGCTACTGCAAATGCTAGAACGTTTGCATCAACGTATTGTTTGTTTGTTAGGTGCGATTGCTGACTAGGTAATGTCGATGATACAACATTAGAACCTACATGCACTGCTCCAGATATTCCCATTCCGCCTGTTACCACTATAGTACCTGTAACAGTAGAAGTAGACGGAGTATTGCCTGTAAACTTATTTGTGTCACCTGCAACATTTAATTGTTTTTCTATTCCAACACCACCAGCTATCTGTACAGCACCATCAAGTTCGTCAGTCGACTCTGTGGTATCGCTGACTGTCACCAGACCTGTGGCGGTCAATCCCGGTACGGTAAGTAATAGGTTATCTTGATCGAAAGTAAATGTAGGATCGCCTGCAAATGTAGTTGCATCGTTGAATTGAACCTGCGTATTTGCACCACCAGCAGCGAAACCTCCTTCCGGTGTAATCACTGACACCCAACTCAGTACTCCGGAGCCGTTAGTTCTTAACAGCTGACCTGCTGTACCGTCCTGTGACGGTAATATATATGTTCTGCTTTGTGTGACAACGTTCGGTGGTCTAAATCCAACAAATGCGCTATTGTCTAGGTCGCCGAATCTTAATTCACCTCTAGATTTTAATTCTAATAATTGATTACCGGCACTATTATTGAATACAATGTTACCATCAGTGAAGATATCTTTGGTTACTGCTATACCACCTGTAGTTCTTAATGCTCCCGATGTTAAATCAGTGGCATTGGTAGTATTATTAATTACTATTGGATTCGCAACAGTGCCGCCGTTAAAGCTGCCTCCGCCTCCGCCTCCAGTTACTGTAGCAGGCCTCCATGTCAATGTTCCTGAATTATAAGCCAAGACTTGACCGTCTGTGGGAGGAGTCGTAGTTAAATCAACATCAGTTAGATCCGATAGCGCATACTCTAATTGAATACCAGTTACAGTTCCTGTGACTGCAAGATTTGTTACATTTATGTCTGTGCTGGTTAAACTTGTGAGAGTTAGTGTAGTTGACGGTTTAATAGTCCAAGCGGTACCATCGAATCTCCAGGTATTCGCTCCTACGGTTATCTCATCATTTAATACCGGATTGCTTGGAAAATTTATTGCCATAATTAATATTTAACCCTTATAGTGCCACGAAGTTTTTAACCACAATAGTTCCTATCATTCCCACATGTGATAGACATTGATATCTATAATTTCCGCTGATGCTAGCAGGAATTTTCCAATACAATGTGCCTGATGTTTTTCCTTGCGCATTAGAACTTGTACTAACTGTTCCGTCAGATGCCACATGGAATAGTCCTGCGCTATAATTATTTCCTGCACCGTCCTGAATAGCGAAAGGATGACCAGCAGCATTTAGATCAAACGCTATTGTAGTTCCGTTGATTGCATAGATTGTCGGATTATTTCCTGTATATTGATCAAACAAATATGCCGAAGTTCCTTGATTTGTAACTCTTAGCATAGTGATACATGGGAGATATATCTGGTCAAATCTCAAAGATGATGTGCTGACTTCGCTGAGTAATTGGAAGTCAGAAACTCCGCCGCCAGACGATGCGATTGTAATAGTATCTGATGCAGCATCTGTGGTAATAGTTATATTATTACCTGCAAGTAGTGTTAGAGTATCTGTAGACGAATCGGCTACTACGTTAGATTGCCCTGCTACAGTTATTGTAGAAAAAGAATTAGAAGATCCGCCACCGCCGCCACCTCCTGTGGCATCAGTGTCGTTGACCCAAGTTGTTCCATTGTATTTTAAAACCTGTCCTGTAGTAGGAGAAGTTATGGTTACATCAGTTAGTTGATCTAGATTAGTGGCTCCGCTGCCGCCGCCACCGGGCCCACCATAGTTAATTCCAGCTGGTTGAACCCACTGATTCGAAGTTCCGTCGTTGTAATACACATATAACAGACCGGTATCTGTATCAAACCACAATTGGCCGAACTGAGGGGCTACAGGCGGTGTGGCTGTAGTGGTTGCTCCGCCAATTACACCTGCTGATTCTGCCTTAGCTTTAAAGACAGCATTATTAACGTTTGATAGATTCGGTAACGCTGCCTGGTCTGATCTGGCCAACGTGATTCCGCCAGGGGTATCTCCATCATACAATCTCAGCTTATTTTGCTGTTGATCAAAGAAGATTTCGCCTCGCTGCCCGGTTTTGCGATCTAAAAAGTCTGTATTTCTGCCTACTAATCGCAGGCTGGCTAAAGGAATATTGGACATGTTCTGCTTCTAATTATATGCAGTATTTATCCGGTTTGGAATTTAGTAGTAGCTGTGGGTTTTTAGATAGCCTATATAGCGAGAAACACCTATTTTTGGGTGAATCAAGCTGGCTGTATCAAAGCCCGATTCCTGTAAATTCTGTAATTTTGAAACTGTTAATTTTTGATATTGATTTTTTAAATCGCTGGGCATTTCTATAACTTTCTTTGCACAGCCTTCTAAATTTTCGCAGACAATATCAGCTAGATCATTAAAGCTAATACTATGGCCGGACCCTAGATCGTAGACGCCTGGCTGGTAATTTTTCAAGAAGAAATCCACAACTCTTGCAACATCTTCTACCCAAACAAAATCCCTGATAAAAGTTTCACTGTTTTCAAAAATTTTAATTTCTTTATTTTCTAGGTATTGATTGTACCAATGAAATACAGTCGACGCCATTCTGGATTTATGATATTCGTTCGGACCGTAGACATTAAACAATCTTAGGCATACCATGTCATTTAGATCTTTTTCGCTGGCTAATTTACTAAGAGCATACAAGTTAATCGGACCGTTACCGTTGCCGTAGACCGCAGCAGTCGATGCAAAAATCATCTTTGCTTTCTTTTCTCTAGCTAAATCTGCCCATTGTCTAGTGGACTTAACATTGGTTTCGTAGATTGATTCCCAGCTTTTCTCTAAGGTACTAGAGTTTGCTCCAAAATGTATAATAGCTTCGATATTCTTTTCGTAAAAATCTTTAGGAGAACTTCCTATAAAACTATAATTCTTTCCCTGTAGGTTTTGAATCTGCTCAATATTTTTAAAATTATCAACGATTCCGATGTCATCGAATCCTTGTTTGTTTAAGTATCCGAGAACTACGCTGCTGATGAATCCTGCTGCTCCTGTAATTACTATCATTGAATTTCCTTTATGCTAGGAGCATAACAACCAACATGCTGTACTGTTATAGATGCAGCTTTATTCGCAAACACTACCGCTTGTTTTATCTCTTTGTGTGTTAGATAGCCGTATGTTAGTGCCGCTAAAAAAGTATCGCCGGCACCAGTAACATCAACAACTTCTACTTTAGGACTAGGAACATGTATGTCATGATGTACTACCCTAGCACCTTTTTCGCCTTCGGTGACTATTAACCCTGTGCATTCAGTTTTAATTCTGCTAAATTCTAAACTATTAATCTTAACCCATGCTCCTTGCATTCTTTCAAGGTCTGTTAATTTTGTATCGATAAAGATTGGACATTTAACTGTATTGATTATTTCAGAAATTAAATCATAATCTACAGTGCCTTTGGCGTAATCGCTGATGACCACAGCGTCATAGATGTCGGGTATTTCAGTTTCTAGTCTTATAGGTTCCGATACCACATCTTCATCTATTCTAGCTATATGTTGTTTGCTTCGAATGTCGATCAATCTAGTTTTAGAACTTTGCTTTCCGGTTAGAAAATTTACTTCACAGCCTAACGATTCAAGATTCGCCAACACATTAGCTGCCATACCAACTTTGGTTTCTTTATACTTGGGAACAAATACAGGTACAGGTGCTTCGGGACTTAATCGATCTATAGTTCCATATTGATATACATCAATACAGTTATCCCCTATTAATAATATCTTGTATCTTGTTTGTGGTTGAGTAATTGCCGAGTCGTTCATAAAAATGTATTTTTTTACAATGTTCGGCACCGATAATTTTTTTGTTCTTGTAATCGCTGCCTTTGACCATAACGTCTGGTTCAAATTCTTTTATTAATTTTTCTAATTCTTCGTCGGAATCAAAAGTTTCTACTTTATCGACAAACTTTAATGCAAACAAAAAACTACATCGCTCATATTCATTGTGTATAGGTCGGTCCGGACCTTTCAATTCTCGTATCCTTCTGTCACTGTCTGTTAGGACTAACACATAACTTTGTGGATAGGATCTAGCATGTTCTAATAATTTTAAATGTCCTAAATGTAAAATGTCAAATGTTCCGTTTACAATTACTTTTGTCATATTAATGATCTAATGTATACCATCCGGATATGATATATTTGAATCCGCTGTATATAGGATTACCCCTATGCGGATGTGTGAAATAGGCCGGCCATATGGCTAACTTTCCAGTAGCTGGTCGAATCTTTACTCCTTGATAGAGAAACTCTGTTTCTCCGCCCTCTTCAACATCATTAAGATATAATGTATAAGCTAATATTCTGTTAGCACTTGATTGGTCTGCATTTTCACAGTGCCATGCATGATAACCTTGATGAGGGCCGGTACGCTGTACGCTCATGCCCTTAGGTGTATGTTGAAAACAAAATCCTAGACTTTGATATTTAGGAGCATATTGTTCTTTGTAATATTTGTTAAGGGTCTGATAAAAGAATGAACAGATATCAGGATCGACGCTATAATTGCTTTGATTATGGAACGCCCAGTCAAAGAATACTCTGTCATCTTGATTTTTTATAATACTGTTCTGGGTTAAATGTTGTCCGGCACGTACCATATCTTCGAATCTAGATATGACTATCTCACAGTATTCTTTAGGATAGGCATTTTCGTACACTTCTATAAAATTCATTGTTGGCTGTCTCCGGGAAAGATTCGAAAATTATCTTCTACTGAATCAGCGGTGCTTACTTCTATCACAGAAGCGCCATCTTCTAATGCTATTAGTTGATGGGGGACATGCGGAAGATTCCGCCAGGTGTCGCCTTGCTTTAGAGTTTGCTCATGCATTTGAGCGTTAGAAGTGTCAATCCATTTCAGCAGAAAACTACCTTGGCTAACATACCAAGTTTCATCTTTTTCTTTATGGAAGTGCATGGAAAATTTTGATCCCGCATGATCAAAAACTAATAATTTTCCACTGTATTTGTCGTTGGTAGCCCAGATTAATTCGTGACCCCAACCTTTTTTAACAAAGCCGTTTAGTTGAGTACCCATGGTCTATTATATATCTAGACCACGGGGTACGGTTTGCTATTTTAGGAGAGATTACTGACCTTCGGCTTCTTTACGCTTGCGGTATTTGCAGTCAGGTGCGTGACCCGCTAGAGTATCTTTGATCTCTTTTTCTGGACGCTTGCAGAAGAAGCATACTAGCTCTTCGTTAGTGGACAGCGGGTCAAGTCTCTCTTTTGGATAATCGCTGTGATTATTTGCCATTTTGTCTCCTTAAAAACGACATAAATTTTAACATAGTATTTATTTTCAATTTAACAAAAAAGCATCTTACTGCGGGCTAATTATAACTATGAACCAGTATACTATCGAAGATTTTATAGGAATTTTCCCCAATGTAGTTTCTCCGCAGACCTGCGAAAAACTCATAGAACACTACGAATACATTGAAAAATTAGGGCATTCGGGTTCTAGAAGATCTACAGAAGGCACTAGATTTATAGACAAAGACAATCAAACATACTTTCTAAAAGCAGACGGTGAGTCAGCTATCAGCGATCTGGATCACTATTTTACCGAAGAGTTTGTTTCAGCATTTTGGCGTTGTTTTGATCCGTATCAACAAAAGTACGGAGTTATAGAATCTCTAGGAAAAGTAGGATTCACAGGAAAATTCAAAGTACAGAAAAACAAGCCCGGAGAAGGTTATCATGTTTGGCATTGCGAACAAGGTGATCTTTTAAGTAGCTCTAGACTGTTACTGGTTATTTTATATCTTAATACCGTAGAGTCGGGAGGTGAAACAGAATTTTTGTATCAACACAAACGTATTCCCGCAGAACAAGGAACTATGATAATAGTTCCTGGATCATTTACCCATACTCATAGAGGAAACCCTCCCCTTACAGGATCGAAATACATCATGAATACCTGGGTACAATTCTTAGAATAACATGAAAAATATTAAAAAAATAGCAGTAGTGGGCGGCGGATCAGCAGGAATGGTCGCTGCTCTAATTTTAAAAACAAGATTTCCCGGATTTGATGTAGATATCATACGATCAGAAAAAATAGGAATCATAGGAGTAGGTGAGGGCAGTACTGAACACTGGACTGCTTTCATGGACTTTATCGGTATTCATTATTTTGATATTGTCAAAGAATGTGATTCAACTTTCAAAGCAGGAATCATGTTCAAAGATTGGGCTGAAAAAGATTTTTTACAGAGCATAAGTTCGGGATTCAGTCAGACTGAAAAGAAATATCATTATGCTTATGCTAGACAAATAGCTAGGAACTGTGAACCAAGAGAGCTAATGTCGTCTCATACCTGGGATAGCGTAGTCAATACTTGGTTTATGTCTAATCATAATTCGTCACCAGTTCTTCAATTCCACTTCAATACTCACAAACTAAACGAATTCTTAACTATGGTATCTAACTATAAAGGAATCCGTTTCTTCGATGACGAAATTGTTGAAGTAAATTTAAACGAAAGCGGAGAAATTTCTACCCTCAAGGGGAATAAACAACAATACGAATACGATTTCTATATCGACTCAACTGGATTTAGCAGGGTATTGATCGATAAACTAGGAGCCAAGTGGCAGAATTACTCCGATGTTTTAAAAATGAAATCAGCTATTATGTTTGCCACTGACATGGACAATGAAAGTCTTCCTATGTAT